GCAGTTTGATGGTTTGGTAGCCGTCTCGATAAAAGTAAATCTTGTCTTTGACGGCTTTCATGTAAAGAACGCCGCTAATAAACGAATTCGGGTGCGCGTGCTTGTGATGCCATTGCCCCGGTTTCGTATAGTTAAACCATGACTGCGTAACGCGCATGGATACGTCATATTTTGGCGCGTAAGTCGCTTTGACGTATTCATCCACGCACGCATCAATAAATGACTTGATGCCAGCCAACGAGTCGTGACGCAAAACGTAATTGTTTACGCTCGTCATGTTGCCTTCGTTGCCGCGTTGTTCTTGCCCAAGGCAAAACTCGGCTTCCTCGGTCGTAAACTCACGACCAAGCTCAAACCGGCCTACCGGCGTCGGGAATATGCCGTGTAGGTTCACGAGTTCATCGCCTGTTCAACCTGCTCCATTTGCGCTTCCATCGCCTCCTGTTGCTCGGGCAACAAGATCGTATTGATGGAATCCTCAAACGCTTTGAGTTTCTCAATGGTTTCCATGACTTCTTCCATTGAGGGCTGCGGGCGCGGGTCTTCCCAACGGGTAAACCCTACGCCGCCCGTAATCTCCCATTTTGCGCCGGGACGCAAAAGGTGCATTGCCACGTTAATTCCCACAAGTTGATAAGCCTTCATTAGTTCACCTTCAAAATAACAATGCCGGAACCGCCAGCGCCGCCTGCAAAATGGCCGCCAGAGAATCCACCAGACCCGCCACCGCCGCCGGTATTTGCCGTACCTGCAACGCCAGCATTTGCACCGCCGGTAGACGATCCACCGCCACCAGAACCGCCTGGAGCGGTTGTAGATTGATTGTAACAAGTACCCCCACCACCGCCCGCATAGGTAACGCTGCCACCAGAAATGCTAGAGGCCGTACCGTTGCCGCCAGAACCACCAACGCTTGATGAGCCGTTGCCACCTACAGCAGAGGCACCGCCGCCGCCGCCACCGCCATAAGTCGGAGCGGAACCGCTATTAATGCCGCCGTTGTTTCCTTGTGACGGGCTAACTGAAGGTGTATTTCCAGCGCCTCCGTTGAAAGTTACGCCGCCAGCCGCTCCAGCGCCGCCACCGGAACCGCCGCTCCTACCGTCGCCACCGGGAGATGGATAAAGGTTGTTTCCACCACCACCACCGCCCGCAGATGTAATTGTGCTGAATACAGAATTGTTGCCATCAGAACCTGCGCCAGCAGATGTGCCACCGTTGCCACCAGCGCCAACGGTAATGGCGTAGTTAGTTCCGGCGGTTACGCTAAATCCAGTTCCGGTGCGAAAACCGCCGGCTCCACCGCCACCGCCAACTGATCCACCACCGCCACCACCCGCGACAACGAGATAGTCCACCGTGGTCGCACCAGTAGGGGCTTTCCACGTTGCCGTGGATTTGAAGATGATCGGAGTGCCAGCGGGCAACGAGTAAGACAGGATGACGATGCCGGAGCCGCCGGCTCCGCCAGCTCCTCCGCCAGCCGCGCCTCCGCCACCGGCCCCGCCCGTATTTGCAGTTGCAGCTCCTCCAGCACCCGATGTTGCACCTGCCGCGCCGCCGCCAGAACCGCCCGTTCCGGCGGTTTTTGGCGGATAACTCCCGCCGCCGCCACCACCAGCATAAGTCACGCTAGAGCCGGAAATGCTTGAGGCAGTTCCATTTCCACCATTTCCGCCGCCAACTGCGGGGTCGCCTGCTCCGCCATTTGCAGAGGCGCCTCCGCCGCCACCTCCCGCATTAGCTCCTGGTGCCGCGTAAAACGCTCCATTGCCGCCATTTGAGCCTTGTGATGGGCTAACTGAAGGAGTGTTACCTGTGCCTCCCGGCCCTCCTACTGTTGTGGTTGGTGCTTGTCCGGCGCCGCCGCCACCACCAGAACCTCCATTTGCCCCGCCACCACCACCGGCGCTTGGCGCAAAAGTTCCTCCGCCACCGCCACCTGTGCTGGTAATAGTGCTAAATACGGAATTATTTCCATTTGATCCGGTAGTTGACCCCGATCCATTTCCACCAGCGCCAACAGTAATGGTGTAATCAGTTCCTGCCGTTACGGACAAACCTGTTCCAATGCGAAATCCCCCTGCACCGCCACCACCGCCAGCGTTGTATCCACCGCCGCCACCACCAGCAACGACAAGGTAGTCCGTTGCCGTAACGCCCGTAGGTGCCGTCCACGTTCCGGTAGCAAGGAATTGCTCAATTACGGTGTAGTTTGAGGCACCAACAACTTGTCCAAGCAATAAGTGAAAAATGCCAGACATTTTTAGCTCACGTTTCCGCTAATTACGCAAACCGTCCCGCTGATAAACAAAATTGTCGCAACGCCTCGAGTTGCAAGGCTCACACTAGCTTTGGTCGTATTTGCGCCAGCAATATAACTAGAGGTTGGATTGGTGGTAATTGTTATGCTTCCAGACGTGTTGTTGAAAATCGACACAACATCACCTGCCGCAAACGTGCTGTTTGGCACTACAATGCTGCCGCTTGTGCCAACTCCAATAAACTTGCCGACATCGGTGGTTGCAAGCGTGTAGGACGATGTTTTGTCCGATCCCGATTGCGGGATATTGCGGTAACCAACGCTGTTTGTGCCGTCAGCAGTACAGTTGGAAAGGTTGCCAGAAGTCGGCGTTCCCAAAATTGGCGTAGTAAGCGTGGGCGATGTAGCCAGCACGTTGTTACCAGTTCCGGTGTTGGTGACGCTAACCACGTTTTTGCTGGCGTCTAACGCCAACGCCGTTGACGCAGTAAGCCCCGACAACGTAACCGTGCTAGACGCCGCAACCGTGGTAAACGCGCCCGTGGTCGGCGTAGTTGCGCCAACCGTGCCGTTAATGTTGATACTGGCCGTGCCGGTAAGGTTAGTTACCGTACCGCTGGACGGCGTGCCAAGTGCGCCACCATTAACGACAAACGCGCCAGCCGAACCGGTGTTAACGCCAAGCGCGGTAACTACGCCCGTGCCGGTCGTAATCGTTGACGGGGCAACACCTGCGCCGCCGCCAATTACAAGCGCGTTTGCAGCAAGCAAGCCAGACGATGCAATCGTGCCGGTGGCCGAGTAGTACAGGACGCCGCCGCTAGTGCCGCCCGTAAGCCCTGTGCCACCCGACGCAACAGGAAGGGTTCCAGTTGCAAGCGCTGAAGTGCTAGTTGCATAAACCGCGCCGCCAGACGTAAACGCTGTTAAGCCTGTGCCGCCTCGATTTGTTGCAACGGTTACGCCGTTCCAGGTTGCGCTAGTGATGCTGCCGGGATAATCAAACGTATTTGTCGACCATGAAACATTTGCAGGCGACAAATCATGCCGATCCCATGACCCAGCCGCAGTAGCGTTTGATAACAACGTAACCGTTACATATCCGCCCGAAGGGATGCTTGCAACTAATGTTGAGCTGTTGTTGTTGACTAAAATCGTGCCGGACGATTGGTTATTGTTAAACGTGTACGACGCGCCATTTGGCAACGTGGTTGCATCTGGCAATTGAATAGTTTGCCCGCCAGAACCAGACACTAAAATTGACGGAGCGGACGCAACAGTTAAAACAACGGCAGTTCCCGAAGCAGTAACTGTGGAATAACTGTCAAAAAACGCATTTGCAGTGATGTTTTGGTTGCTATCGCGCAATACGACGCTATTTGCGCCGCTTGATGTGGTTACGCCAGTGCCGCCATTTGCAGCGGCTAACGTGCCAGAAGCCGTGATCGTACCGGACGACGTGATTGGCCCGCCCGTAAACGACAGTCCGGTTGTGCCTCCCGACACGTTGACCGACGTAACAGTTCCCGTGCCACCTGCCGAAATCCACTCAACGTCCGTGCCGCCGCTATTTAGCGCCAACACTTTGCCGTTATTTCCGGCGTACGACGGCAGTAGGTTTATACGCGCATTAGGAGCCGTTGTAGCGCCCGTGCCGCCGTAACCTAACGCAAGGGTGCCTGCAAGCGTAATTGTCCCAGAGGACGTTACCGGGCCTCCAGAGGTGGTAAGGCCGGTGCTGCCACCAGATACGTTAACGGAAGTGACGGTTCCAGTTCCAGAAACCGCAATCCATTCAACGTCAGACGCGCCACTGTTAACGGCCAACACCTTGCCGGCATTAGACGTGTACGACGGCAACAGATTGGTGCGCGCGTCATAGGCCGTGCTTGCCGACGTTCCGCCGTTTGCCACCAACACGGTGCCGGTTACGTTTCCGGCGTTCCCGCTGATGTCACCAGTGACTTTGGAGCCGGCCAGCGAGGTAATCCACGACGGATTGCTATAGGACCCGGTGCTATAGATGCCGTTCGTAACGGTGCCGGCATTGCCGGTTACATCAATCGACCAAGTTCCCGACGCGCCCGAACCCGCTCGAGACGGAACGTCAAGATTGGTGCGCGCATTGGCTGCGGTAGTCGCGCCAGTGCCTCCGTTATCAACATCTAGTGTGCCACCGAGTGTTATGGTTCCAGATGTAGTGATCGGGCCGCCCGTAGCGGTCAATCCCGTAGTGCCCCCCGATACGTTAACGGACGTGACGGTGCCAGCACCAGACGACGTTAAAATGTCGGTAATAGTCGTCTTTTTGGTAACGTCGCTTTGAACGACCGGGACGAGTTCTGCGCCCGTAAGCGTACTAGCGGACGGTAAGTCCGAAATTTTAGTCCCGGCCATGCGTCACCTCATTCAAAAACGACAGTTGCGGCTACAGTTCCGCCCAAAACGACGTACAGACCTTTGTTGAAGTACATCCCACCGTCGCCGCCAAGGTAGCAATACTGGTTTGCAGCGGTCGGGGTGAACGTACCCACCATCGTGGTGTTCGTAGTCGTGCCGTCGAACGTGTCGTAAATTGTAATCGTGGGCGTGCTAGACGCGGCGCTCACAAAAATGCCTTTGAACTTGCCAGCGGCAGGCTTTACCTGCTGAGACGCCGTAATGTAGTGATAAGTAGCCATTTTAATGTCCTATGCGAGGAATCGGAGCTTGTACAGGGTCGACAAATTATGCGAGGAATCGGAGCTTGTACAGGGTCGACAAATACTGCCCAATAATCTCGTCGATGATGTTTTGGATGGCAGTATCGGTTTCTTCACAAACCTTGTAGCGGTTTGCCTCGATCTCAGCGAGTTGGTCTTGCAAAAACTCGGTGACGTTGCTGGTTTTTTTAGCAGACATCAACGAAATAGGGCCAATCAAGCCATGACGGCCTTGATAAGCCTCTGCAAACTTGTCAGCGAGGTCGACAATTGCGTCGTAAAACTCGTTTAACGCAACGTGCTTGGCGTATGAGCGGGTATTGAGATGCACGCTATGCGTGACATCCCGCGCTAGAAAGAACAAGCCTACAAATTCAGCCGGTTTCATTGCATACCCTCGTTCATTTCGGGCATTTCACCCATTCCGCTCATATCACGCTCGGGCATAGCGCCCACGATGTCGCCTGTAGCGACCGCTGCGTGGATTGTACCGCGAACGATGTCTTGAATCTGCTCTTCGTTCATACCGGCCTGCACGGCAGCAATACGGCGAGTCTCGGCTTCGTAAGCCTTGATGTTGGCTTCGTATGCCTTGATCTCGTTTTGCTGCGCCTCGATGGACTGATGCACCGCTTGGAGCATCTGGTGCATTTGATCCATCTCTGCCGACATGGCTTGAATCTGCTGATTGGCCGCCTGTAGCGCCGGGTCTTCCTCGTCCGCCAACAGTTTCGGGTCAATCATCTTGGACAGGCGTTTGCTGATCTCTTGAGCGCCCGGCCAATCCATGTTCTTGACGAACAGGTCGCCTGCCACCTGCCAGAGCTGCGGGTTGCCCTGCAACAGCTGGCCCATAGCCTCCATCGATTCTTGACGCTTGGTCATGTACGACGGGCCGGTGGTCACGCACACGTCGTATTTACCGACGGACGGGTTGTAGATTTTCTCAATCACAACGCCAGCCTGGTCGGTGATCTTGCGAACCGGCTCGGGCTGAGTCGGGTCGATCTTGACCGTGCTGATTTCGCCGTCGATTCCGATGATGCGAGCAATACGCTGCGTGTCGTAAATCTTCGGGATAAGGTCAACGAGTTGACGCGTGGAATAGCGAATGGCGCGAGCCAGGTTGTCTACAAAATGATATGTGCCTGTGTCGCCTTGCTTTTCACGCGCCAGAATGGCTCGACCCGAACGCTCGTTAGACGTGGCGCCTAGGCTGGAGTCATATTGACCCGTTGTCGATTTAATGTCATCCGACGCGCCCATTTTGGCTTGAATCAAGCCGGTTTGGGCGAGCGGAGGCGGCGCGCGCTGCGGTAGCGGCAACGTGTTACCAGCGCCATCCGTTACGTCGGGATTGACCTCCAAATACGGCCAGTTGGTCGTATTAGCAGTCTTCCACTGCTGCTCGTAACCCTCGAACTGACCGCCGTAACCAATGAACGGAGCCTTGGGCGCAAGGGCAAGCATTTCTGCTTCCTGCGACACCCAGTAGTTGTACATACGCTGGGCGTCCTTGGCGTTACGCACAAGGCCAGAGATGTACACCTGCCCGTCAACTTCAAACTCGTTACCAATGACGCGAATGACGGGGATAAACCGCCCCGCCCAATCGCGCTCCTCGAGCACTTCATAACCGTTTGTCTTCATCCACTTAACTTTGCGGACATCAACTTCACGGGTGCGGATCGGCTCCATGCCGACCATTTCAAACTGCTTTGCTTCCGGCGAGCCTTCAAAGGCCGTCTGGTTGCCGGGATACAGGTTCAGCGTCTGCTTTTCATGCTGAACGTAGAAGTATTCAGCAATGCGGACGGTGTTCTCGTCAATCCACTGGGAAATGGACGAATCGCCCACGCCCTGCGCCATAATCGAGGAAATCGGCTGCGCGTCGGGGAACATCCGTTCGTATTCTTCGCGCGGGATGTCCTCGGTAATGAAACACCACTCGGCATCCTCACCGCACGGGTCTTGGATGGTGGGGTCCATGTAGACGCTAAACGAGTTACGGATGCGGGCGATACGCACGTCTTGGTCAAACGTGTTGTCGTCGCAATACTCGGTAAGCAGGCGGAAATACCCTTCGCCATACGTCACTTGGTTTTCGCAAGCCGTGTCGTAGGCTACGTCGGCGTTCGAGATGTACTCAATGTGCCGCACCATGCCGTCGAAGATTTCGCCCACTTCAACGTCGGCGGCGTCGTCGACCGGAATAACTTTACCCGCAGGGCGGTTCTGGCGCTGATCGTTAGTCACCTGCCGGACGTGCTGCGGGAGCTTGTTAATCGTGAGGCACGGGCGCGCATTAATCGTCTGACCCTGCACTGAGCCACGAGTGGCAAGCACGTCCGCCGGCCATTGCCACTGATTGTCGGGAGAACCTGCCATAAAGCGCAGGTCGTCCAGTTCGTCTTCTCGACTGTCCGAATATGCCCCCAAGGCCATCGTCAAACGGTGACGAGCCTGCGCCAGAATATCGGCAGGGTCTTTGCCCCCACGCCTAGTGGGCGTGTTAGCAACCTTTGCCGCGCCTGCTATGCCTGTGGGGTCTTTTGCCATGACTTACTTGGACAGTTTACGCGCGATTTCGCGCACGTTCAGTTTTGCGGGGATCGTGCCGTGCAAATCCTTGTGATTCGTCGGCTTGTTACGGTCACCCATGCCGCCGTTGCTGACCTTCGGCTCGCGGGCATTTAGTTTCTTGATCGGGTCAATCGTCTTCATTTGCGTTTACCTTTTTTTGCTGCTGCCTTTCGCTTTACGCTGTACGCGATTGCGACTGCCTGTTTGACCGGCTTGCCGGCCTTTACTTCCGCTCCGACGTTTTTTCGGAACGCTGACTTGCTCGATGACTTCACCAGAGGCATTACTTACGTCCTCGCTTTTTGGCAGTCCGAGCAGAAGCACGAAACGCTTTAGCCGTAGGAGCGCCCTTTGAACCAGGTTTACGCATTTTCTCGCCGCTTCCCGCAGCAATTCGTGCGCGCTTTGCATGGATATTGTCATATAGCCCTTTCTTGTGACTCATTTGCACTTCCACCGCCGCAGGGACGCCTTAGCGCGCTCTGCCGGCCCTTTTGCTTTACGCACAACCCCAGACATACGCGCACAGAAGGACTTTTTCCTTCCGGCGTCGGCTTTCGTCTTAGGGCTAGGCGCAGGTGCCTTGAGTTTCGATCCGGTCGCGCGATTGTATTTAGCGCGTCCCTTAGCGGTGAGTCCGGCTCCCGATTTCGTCGAGAGCTTCTCTCCGCGCTTGACCGACAGTGACACAGACTTTGCCATTACGACCCCATCCACGAAGTAAGCACGCCAGACTGTGTGTACGGTCGGCGCACTTCCGCTTGCCTATATTCGCGCGAGGCCACAGGAAATGCAAATGTGATAGCGATAGCGTCGGCAGCGTCGGGCGAGGCCAGCCCTCGGGCTTTCATTTCTTTCTTGCCTTCAAGCTGCACGGCACCCATCGAGTCGAACTTGTAGTGCGGTCCGCAGAGGTCGGACTTCAGCACCCGGTCTTGCGGGAGGCTGGCATCCTTGAGCCATTCGCGCATCGCGCCCCAGAGTTCAGCGCGCTTGTTTTTCCACATGATGGGGTTCTTGGCTTTCCAGCCGAAGTTCACCCCACGGACTTCCTTGTATCGCTGTTCTTTCAGCCGGTCCAGGATGCCGTAGCCCAAGCCACCTTCGTCGATTACGGCCAGCACCGGGCGGTACTTCTCGATGTTTTCGATGACGCGCCCGACGACTTCCATCGTGTCTTCGCCTTTATAACGGTGGATCGCAACGATGTCGCGGCCTTGGCGGACGGCGATTACGGTAGAGTCCGCACCACCACGGGCGGGGTCGATTCCAATAACGACAGGAGCAGTTTCATCTTTATATCGCGGGCGAACCATCGCGGAGTCCACAACAGTAGGCGATATGAACTGCTCATCACCATCCGACGGAAATTCGCCATAAACCTCTACCTTGGCTTGGACGGAATCGGGGCCGTATTCGTCGATAATCTGCTCGTAGACCGCCTTATCGGTGTCTTCGACCGAGCGGGCGTCGATGTTCTGGGTGCGCCAAAAAGCACGTTTCCCGTGGAACGTCTCAAAGAAGTACCCTTCGTTACGGCGGGGGTTACTGAACGCAAACCAGAAGCGGTTTGGCGTGTTTTCGGTAAAGAAGCCGGCGGTCACTGACCAGATGGGGTCGGGGATACCGGAGGCTTCGTCGAAGATCACCATTACGCCGTCGTGGTTGTGGACACCGGCATACGAGTCGGGGTTCTCTTCCGACCACAGGCGACCCTCAACCGACCAGTAGCGGGTACCTTTCTTGAGGTCACGCTCGACGAGTTCTGCCAGCCATTTAGCCGGCATGACGCGGGTAGCCGAGATTTCAAACCAATGGGAGTTCATCAGAAGGGCAGCCCACTTGGTGATTTCTGCCCACGTCACCGAGCGTAGCTGGGCTTCCGAGTTAGCCGAGACGATGGTTGTCGAACCTATGCGGGTCGAGAGCATCCAGAGGATTAGCCACGACACCAGCGCGGACTTACCAATACCGCGACCCGAGGAGGTCGCCATACGCATCACTTCGTAGGCAGTAGCCTGTTTATTCGCAGCAATATGTTCTGCGATGTCCCGAAGTATTTTGCGTTGCCATTTGCGGGGGCCGTGGAAGTGCTCGAGGGGCGTACCTTTCTGTCCCCACGGAAAGGTGAACATTACGAACGCCTCGGGGTCGTCTTTGACCTTAGGCGCCCATAGCTTTGCCATGAGCAGTTGTTCGTCTTCGGGACTATAGATCGGCAGTTGCATTATTTGCGCGTTTTGCTTTGATAGTCTTTAGTTTCTTGCGCCATAATTTCATGCAACCGAGCCTCTGCATCTTCGGCTTCGGAAAGGGTTTTATATGCCGGAAACTGTATGCCCGAACGCATGGCGAAACGCATGGCATCGGGGATGTCTCGAATGGCACCGCCCCAATACGTCGGGATTAAACGGTACTGATTGTTGTCTGGCCCAACGATTGCTCCATAAAATGTGGTGAGCGATCCGTCTGGGTTTTGCAAATACGTTTTGCCTTGCAGGTTGCGGCGATGGTAATTCAACGCGGCAGTTTCAGCAGGGGTTGGGATGTACTCAGCGTTCTGCGGCATGGACGTTCTCTAGGGTTAGGCGTTCGCCGCTAATCGTACTACCAGAGGATACGGCAGGCGAGGTCAGTGCAGGTTGTTCAGCGTCATATACTCGGCCAGTGAGGACGCGAGACTCCGCTTCCTGCAAAGCCGCAACGATGCTGATTTGCGACTTAACATCCACCTGCACTTGAGTCTTGGCAACCCATCCGTGAAGGTGTTTAAGCAACTCAAGGGCGGACTTCGCGTCACCATCAAGCGCAGCGTTACGCAATACCGACGCCGCCTCAACCTCAGAGTCCGCACGACCCTTCGCCTCGGCAATCGAAGCAGCGTTGTCTAATTGGCATAACTGG